AAAGCGTAACCTATGATGCTGATGGAACTCCTGTGCATAAATCTAAGGATCAAATGACGGGGCTTTACCATAAAGATTTAGCAGAAAAATATAAAGCAGGGCTGGAATCTGGTGACGTTCTGAAAACTCCTTACAAGATTCCTGTTTATTTATCCAAAGAACAATCTGAAGAAAAATATCATAAGGAATTGTCAGGAAGGTACAAAACTGCATTGGATTCTGGTGATCTTACAAGTGAAATTAAAATTCCTGTTCATAAAACAAAAGATGAAACAATGTCTTTGTATATGGACGAAATAACAGGGGTATACAAAAAAGAAAAAAGTCAGTATGACCCAAGTACAACAGTTAAAAAATCTTTTTGGTCTAGTGATATAACTGCTCAATTGCTTTCAGGCAAAGAAGGCAAGGGTGATGAAGGAGTCTCAAGAACTCTTGGGCGATATGATTGGGCTAAAAGGAAACGTGGTTTAGCACTAGCAGGAAATAAGAAGATAACATTAGATGATGATTCAGCGATAACAAGTTCTGATGTTGCAAAAGATTTCTATTTTAAAAGTATAGGCTTAACTGATCTTAATAAAGAATGGTATGATTATGGCGGTAGCACATGGGATGCAGGAGATAAATTAGAATTCAAAGGTGGTCGATGGACAAGACAAGAACACCGACAAGGAAAAGAAGTTTGGGGAGGAGATCTCAAGAAAATGCTGACAGGTAGTGGATGGTATTGGGATCCAAATAAAGTATGGTATAAGGAGCATGATATCCATGATGCGATTGTTGGAGCCGCAGATAAGGCTATAGGAGGTATATATACAGGCAATATCGAGGGTAAAGACTTTTCTCTTTCAGAAATAGATAAGGATATTAATACTATTATTGATTTTAAAGATAGTGATGCATATACTTCTTTTAAAGATACTTATGGAATCCATACAGGTGAGTTAGGAACCTTGGAAGGATCTGAAGATCTGATAGAAGGTGCATATAACACGGCATTGGGGAACTGGCAAGCGGCAGACCAAGATGTTGACACTGCTTGGGGAGTAGCTGATACTAGCTACAAAAGATATTTAACATCTAAAACAGCATGGGATGCAATGACAAAACCTGGATCTGCTTATTCTCTTGCTATGACACGGAAGGATAAAGCTGTTAGTGCATTACCTAAAGCATTCTCAGCAATGCAAGATGCCGGAAGGATGCAAGCCGCATCTTATAGAGATTTTAAAACAATTGGAACAAGTCTTGGGGCGGCAATGGGATATCGTTCAAGAAAGGCTGGTTTTGGTTATGGTGGAACTGCTTAATTAGGAGGATATATGAGTACATTTACTGATCTCATGGATAATGCATATCAAGCATTTCCAGGTCTTAAGGGAAAGAACCCGGGCCAAGGGAAATCTGCACTTATGCAAGCATTAGAAGGTGGAGAGATCTGGAAAGGTTTAGGGCTTGGAGGTCATGATTTCGCTAAATGGAATATTAAAGATCTGGAATCAGGAAACTGGCAAAATCAAGTTCCAATTGTAAAGCATTACGGCAGACAATGGGAAGATTTTAAAAAATTGTATTCTGGTTCAGAACTTGTTGACAAAAGATTAGGAATGGAAGGCCAAGCATTTTCATGGGACAAGTTTAATGAAAATTGGGGTGGTGGTAATTGGGAAAATCGCATTGGTTCTAATCTTATGGGTGATGTTGAGACTGTTAGTGGTGGAATAGATGCAGAATTAGGAGAATATAATCCAGATGATAATCCTGTTAGTTCAAACCCTGATGACCCACTTGCGGAAGGTACTATTGAGGATGCTTTGACAGATCCGCCAGGAACAGGAGATTCTGCACCTCCATCAGCAATGAATTCAAGAGCGTATGGATGGGCTTCTAATATAAGACGATCTTTAGGTGATATGGGAGAAGATTTATATAAGACTAGAGGGAAAAGAGCTTCTATATTAACTCGTAGAGGAATGCTCGGATGATAGCTAATTCATCACCAAACTTCAGCCAAGATGGTGGGTTTGCTGAACAAATAATGAAACGTTACGAGACTCTCAAATCGAATAGAGTCAATTGGGAGTCTAACTGGCAGGAAATAGCACGTTATATCCTGCCTCGTAGAGCAGACTTTGAAACAGAACGATCTGCTGGTGAGGAAAGAAGGCAATATATTTTTGATTCTACTCCTGTAAGAGCATTAACACGCTTTGCTTCAGGTCTTCATAATATGATGACTAACTCGGCATTACGTTGGTTTCAAATTCAAACAGAAGATAGAGAATTAAATCAATATCGTCCAATTCAATTATGGTTAGAAGAATGTACTGTCCGATTAGGCGAAGCATTCAATAGACCTTCTTCTAATTTCCATCCTGCAATCTTTGAGTATTATACCGATTTAGGAGCATTTGGGACTGCGGTGCTTTTTATCCAAGACAGGATTGGTGAAGGTCCATACTATCAATGCTTCCCATTATCTGATTGCTATCTTGCCTCAGATTATTATGGGAAAATAGATACTATATTCAGAATATCTAGGCATTCCGCAAAAGAACTTGCTGAGATCTATCCTCCTGAAGTTTTGCCTGAGAAAGTCCAGAAAACACTAGAACAAGGTAAGATTTTTGAACAATTCAAATGTATGCATTGTGTCTTTCCTCATCCGAATCCTGATATTGAAAAAGGTGATAAACCTTTTATGTCAGTCTATTATTTGCTGGATGAGAAGCATTTACTAAGTGTTGGAGGATTTGATGAATTCCCTTATGTATGCAGTCGTTGGAATAGAAATGCATTGGAGACATATGGCAGAGGTCCAGGATTTGAAGCACTTCCAGATATCCGTATGCTCAATGAGATGGAGAAGACGTTCCTTAAAGCGTTACAGAAGATGGTTTCGCCTCCACTCATGCTTCCTGATGATGGTTTTCTTGCACCTATACGAACCACTCCTGATGCATTGAATTACTACCGCACAGGACTGACAGGAAATGAAATGGTTCAACCTTTTCCTGTTGCAAATAGGCCCGAATATGCAGATGCAAAGATGGGTCAAGTCCGGGAATCTATTGACAAAGCATTTTTCTTGGATTTAATGGAATTGCCAGGACCAGTTGCGGCTGATGGTGATGTTTTACGTTTTACTGCTACTGAAATAGCAATGAGACAACGTGACCGACTGACCATTTTAGGTCCAATTGTGTCCAGACAAGAAATTGAATTATTAGGACCAATTGTAGAACGGACAATGCATGTAATGATTAGAGCAGGAATGTTACCTGAACCTCCTCAAGAAGTAATGGGCATGAACTTCAAGATTGAATATACCAATCCTGTGAGTATTTCAATGAGATCTGGTGATCTGACTTCGGTTAGTCAGTTGTTTCAATTTATGCTTCCAATGGCACAAATTGATCCTACAGTCATTGAACGTTTCAACACTCATAGAATTGCAGAATTGGGAGCAGAAATACTACGTACTCCTCCATCTGTTCTTAAAACAGAAGAAGAGATGAAAGAGATGATGCGACAACGTGAACAAGAACAAGCAATGCAGATGCAGATGCAACAACAAATGGCGGCATCAGAAGTTCAAGGTAATATTGCAGAAGCAGAACAGAAACGAACACAAGCTGGATTGAATCTTGCTAGGGCTGAAAGCGAAGCGGCGTAAGTCTCAATATAGAGATTTATTTACGACAGATGATGGTAAAGAAGTACTGGCAGATTTAGCCAGGAGACATTTTGTCCATACATCTACGTTTATGGCTCATGATACTCATCATAGTGCCTTCAATGAGGGAAGAAGGTCTGTGATTCTTGATCTCCTTTCCCTCGTAAACATTCCAATTGAAGAATTGGATAAATTAACCAGAAAAGCAGAAGATGGAAGAAATAGCAGAACCGACAACAGCGGAGATTGGGACTCAGAGTTCTGAACCCGTTGCCGGGAATACTATTCTTGGCGGTACAGAACAGTTACCAGTAACCAATGTGGGTGGAGGAGAAAACCCTTGGGCTTTTGATCCGACTGCATTGCCTGATGACTTGGCACGTGAACCATCACTTAGAAATTTTGATAGTGTTGATAAGTTGGCAAAAAGTTATGTCCATGCAGTTCGTAAAATGGGTGTTCCTGCTGATCAACTTATGCGTGTACCTCAAAATGCAGATGATCCTGCATGGAATGATGTCTATAACAGCATGGGTAGACCTGAAACTCCTGATCAATATTTTTTTGATGAAAGGTATGCTGAAGCTGATTTAGATGATTTTAAAAACGTTGCTCATAATTTAGGTTTGTCTCAAAAGCAAGCAGAGAATATCCTTGATATGTATTCACAAGCAAATTATGATCAAAATCAAGAGGCTGAATCCAGGCATGAAGAGATGCAAGCAAATGGTGTTCATGCACTTCAGCAAGAATGGGGAAAATCTTATAATGAAAATGTTGAATTGGCTCGTAGGGCATTTACGAACTTCGCTTCTAAAGAAGCACTCGACATCATGGAAGATTCAGGATTAGGTAATCATCCTGAAATTGTTAAGATGTTCTCTAAAATAGGCAATCTTCTCAAAGAAGATGGTATTATGGTTGGAGAACCTGGAATTGGTGGAGCTTTATCTCCTGCAATGGCAGAAGAAAAGATAAACACGAATCTCAGTGATACCGACTTCAATAAAGTTTATTTAGACAAGACTCATCCGCAACATCAAAAGGCGGTTGAAGAGATGACTCGTTTGTTTTCAACGGTTCATCAACGTTAAGTTCCTCCCGATCTGGAATTGCAGATAACCAATGACCTGCGATAAAAGATCTTTTGGAATCCTAAGTTTTAGGACAATTCCTAGTTATAGGGACGTTATTTTATAATCTCTTATATAGGAAAGTCTTATGGCTTACGATTCTATCAATGTCGCAATGGTGAAGCAGTATAGTGCTAATGTTCAGCACATGCTTCAGCAACGTGGCTCAAGATTGCGTAATGCAGTCACATTAGAAACAGGTAAAATCGGAGAAGAAATCTTCTTTGACCGTGTAGATGCAACTGCGGCACAGAAGGTTACATCCAGACATGCGGATAGTCCGTTGATGGATGTACCCCACGAAAGACGTAGGGTTTCTCCAATAGATTATGATTGGGGTAAATTGGTTGATAATCCTGACCGATTACGTCTGATCATGGACCCAACAAGTGCATATGTCGAATCTGCGGCAATGGCAATGGGTCGTGCAATTGATGAGGAAATCATTTCTGCGGCATTTGGTAATTCTTACCAGTCCACTACAAGTTCCACAACAATGGGAGCAACAACCTTCACTGGCGATAATGGTACTGATATTTATCGTGAAGGTGCTTACTCCAGTGGTGTATGGGTTGCTGGTGACAATACTGGAACTGCTGTAGGTTTGACTATTGACAAACTCATACGAGCAAGAAAGGTTCTTGCCGCCAACGAAGCAGATGAGTATGACATGGGTGGAAGACCCCAGTTGTTCATAGCCTGTTCTGCGGCCGCAATTGAATCTATGCTTCTTGAAGATAAAGTCCAATCTGCGGACTACAACGTCATTAAAGCACTTGTTGCTGGAGAAATTGACTCCTTCATGGGCTTCCAATTCATCAGAACAGAGAAAGTAACTGTTACTTCAAATGTTGAAGAAGCAATTGCATTTACACGTTCAGGACTTGGACTCTGCATTTGGGAGGATATTGTTGCTCGTGTAACGGAACGTCCTGATAAACGATATAGTCAATATATCTATTACAGGATGACGCTGGGTGCGACTCGACTTGACGGTAAGAAAGTCGTTCGCCTCTACATCAAAAACGTTTAAAGATAGGAGCACAATATGGCGGCAACGCATAATAATTATGGGGCTAATTATACTTTGGTATATCAGCCTACTGATGGTAAACCATCAATGCCTCCTGCCTCAAAGGTTGGAGGAAGACTTAGAATTTGGCATGACTCTTACACATCAACTGCAATTGAAAGTGGTTCGACTGTGTTTGTTGCAAAAATGCCTAAAATGGCAGTGCTTTATGATGCTTTCATTACAGCAGAAGCATTAGGTGGTAGTGCCACTTTAGCATTGGGTACTGATGCCTTTACAGTATCAGGTACTACAACTGCTGAAGATCCAGATCGTTTTATTACAGCAACTGTAATGAATGGTGCTGGAAAAACGATCGCTATGTTGCCGAGGCCGACTGGTACGGCTAATGCGGCTTCAACAAATGCAAGTGGAACTGCCCATTTAGGTGTTGGGTATGAGTTTTTAACTGAAACGAATATTATAATTCGGGTTGGTGGAGCTACACTTGCGGCAGACAAAGTGATTAAAGTTGGATTGATTTATTCAATTGATTAATCCTGATGGCAACAGAAGTTGATATTTGTAATATCGCCTTAACAAACTTAGGCGAAGCAAAGATCGTCTCTTTAACGGAGGCTACAGAACGTGCTCGGTTATCTAACCTTAGATATCCTGATGTACGTGATGCAGTCCTCCGTAGCCATCCTTGGAATTGTGCTACAAAAAGGGCAAAGCTAAACCTTTCTACAGTTACACCTGCTTTTGGTTATTTATACCAATACTCGTTACCGTCTGATTGTCTAAGAATCCTTGGTACGCATGACTCCCTGATTTCTTATCAGATTGAAGGAAAATTTCTGCTTACTGATGAGACAGCAATGTACATTAAATATATTGCTCAACTGACGGATACCTCCGAAATAGATGCCAACCTGATACAGGCAATTGGATTACGTCTAGCTTGGGAATTGGCTGAACCATTAACAGGACGGATCGAACTAAAGCGGGAAATGTGGGGCAAATATGTTGAAGTGATTGCAGAAGCACGTGGTATAGACGCTTCTGAAGGCATACCTGATAGGATTGAATACTTGTCTTGGATTGAATCAAGATGGGGTTATCAGGATCTCGACTATAAACCCATTGATAGTCCTGCGGAAGGTTATGATCGGTCCACGAACTAAATGGCACGAATACAAAGTGTTCAAAGTAGTTTTTCTGAAGGTAGGATTTCTCCTAGATTGCAGGGGTTTGTTGACCTACCTGCATATGCTTCTGCATGTAAAACTATCGAGAATGCTGTTGTATTGCCCCAAGGAGCAACAACCAAACGTCCAGGTACTCACTACGTAGCAGAGACAAAAAGTAGCCTAGCGGCCCGTTTAGTACCCTTTACGGTGGGTTTGTCCCAAAGTTACGTCTTAGAGTTCACAAATAATATTCTTCGTGTCTACTCTCAAGATCTTCAACTCCAGTTTCACGCAAGTAGTTCGTCATCTGGAGCTTATGAGGAAACTACAACCTACACTACTGCCCAATTAGATGATCTGGACTTTACTCAAAGTGCAGATGTCCTTTTTATTGCTCATCCTGACCATAAGCCCAGAAAATTAGTCCGTAATCTTGTTACTTCAGGTAACGATAGAGCAGATGATGACAGTCAATGGACATTATCTGATCTTGTGTTTGAGGATGGTCCCTATGCAGATATAAATACTGATACTGCTGATACTTTTACATTAAGTGGAACAGCCAAGTTTGCAACAACAGATATTGGTGATTTCTATGTTGATACAACCCTAAACCAACTTGTGAGAAAGAATCATGGGTTACTGGATGGTCAAACCATATGGGTAAAGGATAAAGGGGATACAATCACATATGAACCCGTATCAAGTACTGCTGGTGATGGTAGTGCAGATGGGGCTACTTCAGATCATAAAAAATATTTTGTTGTTAATGCAACATCAAATACGATTCAAATAACAACAAGTATGACATCAGGAATACCTGATGCTTATTCTACCTTCGCATTAAGTGGAGGAGATACAGATGGAAGAGTTAATATAGAGAAACAGACTTTCTTAAAAGGAACCACTGGGGTAACCATTACAGCAGTA